GGTCATACTTCGCACCGACATTACCCCCCGCCAGGTGGCCGATTGCTTAGAGGCATACAAGATTGTCAGGACAATCGATGGTGGCTCGAACATAGATAATTATGTGGACCGCATTGGGTATGCGTCACTCGCAGCGGAGGCACAGGGTATTAAGAATGAAGACATTCCCCCTACTTTTTAAAACCATGGAAGAAGCCCTCAATTATGGGCTTACCTACCATGCCACCCCGTATGTAGTAGAAGTTAAAGGTGGATTTAAAGCAGCAATAAAAAAGACGCGGCCCCAGCAAGGAAGAACTGGGACCGCGCAAGTAAATTACCGGACAGACAAAGGGAGGCAAAACTGTCCGGCCCAACCACCACTTAAAGAATAGGGAAGGGTAAGTCATGGGTCAAGGCTCACGCAGTAAAGTCCAAGAAGTTCTCGCATCTCTCACTGAACAGGTGATCGATAAGTTAAAGCGAGTACAAGAGGGAGAGAAACTGTCTCCCTTTGAATCACCATGGGAAGGTGACCCCATGCCTCGCAACTTCACAACCAATGAGTATTACCACGGTGTAAATATCTTTGGTTTGTGGGTAGCAGCAGAGACTAACAACTACACCAGCAACGAATGGTGTACCCCCAAGCAACTGTTAGCTTACGCTAGAAAAAATAAAATAGATGTATCATTTAAAGGGCAGAAGACTACACCCATAATTAAATGGGTAGATAATTGGGAGCCCAAAGAAAAGAAAACCGACGATGGCACACCTAACTTTGTCGGATTCTGGCGTGTCTTCGGTGTGTTAAACAGGTGTCAAATCAATGGGTTACCTACTGTCCATGTATCTGACGAGCCTGTTATTAAGACCAGAAATAATATTGATAATTGGATTACCGATCTCAACCCCATCATTAAAGATGGAGGTGACCGGGCTTACTACCATCCAAGGCATGACTACATTGGCATGCCCGACATCAACAAATTCAAATCAGAAGACCACTACTGGAATGTACTGTTCCATGAGTTGACGCACTGGACAGCACATGAAACCAGATTGGATAGGACATTATCCTTAGAGAAAAAGGATTATGCCTTTGAAGAATTGATAGCAGAAATGGGATCGGCCCTGATCTCTTCAATGATGGGTGTACCCAGCAAGATCAACCACGAATCTTACATCAACGGTTACATCAAACTGTTGAAGTACGATTACCTCGCGCTAAGAAAAGCAGCCACACAAGCGGGGCAGGCATACGAGTATTTACTTAACCCTGAGAAAAGGAAGGAAGTCGCATGACTTTGGTTAAAAGAAAGATGCAAAACAAAAACGGAGTGATGGTCGTGGATCACCAAAAAAATTATATAGTTATCACCGGCAGTAGTTTCGGTGGCAAGCTGATGCTCCCCAACACAGAGGAGAACATGCAGCGTGTGACAATCCTGCTTAGTGCCATGATGGTAGACGAGGTGTATGCCAGCAAGCACCCTGATACGGGACGTGAGGTTATGTATCAGGATAACTGTGCGTATCGCCGGGTTAAAATTAGCAGCATGTATATCAACAACGATGAAATCTTTGATAGCGAAGAAGACGCCAAGGCTTTTTGGGAAGACGCACAGCAAGGAAAGGAGGTAACAAACGAAACCCCTATTGACATCGATTGAGTGGTACGAGAACAACTTTAATTGTCTCTCGGTATACGACCACAGACGACAGGAAATGTTCACTCAATCTGAGCATGACTGCAACACCCACAAGATGGACTTCAATAGATTCTGGAAGATGCTATCGTTCACACGAAGGCGTCTAATAGAAGAGGGAAACCAGTACAAAATAAAACAGATAGGATTGGAGGCCACTGTTGAAACCGACCAAGCGACATGACATGGCTGAAGAGATCGCCATTGAACACATCGCATGGCTAAGAGGGAGAGGGGTAACCCTCCCCTCGTTATGCGCTAGCTTAAATTTTTTAAACGATCACTTTACTAATTGGGATCAAGCCATTGATTTCTTTGCAAGAGAATGGCTACGCATTAACGGGTACACTAAAGAAGAATCCGTGCGCAATTATACCTTTATCCCCCACCCACAACAAAGGTAACCAAGATACACAAAATGGTATTTTTTGTTTACCTGTTTCCAAAGAGAAGGAAGACAACATGACCTGTGAAAATAAAGTTTCATATTATCTAACCGCTGCATCAGGATTCACGACACGTGAATATCTTGTACGATGCGGGCTTACCGACCCCTATGGTATGCGTGCCATTTGTGACGAATGCCTTAGTGACCCACGCAAAATGGCTGAGATTCAACGGCATGAAGATGACATCAAAGCTGACAACCAAGCTGCTGCCTCTGCTGGTTGGGGGGAATTTTAAAAAACTGTAGTAGCCCCCCTTCTATTCCTATTGCACATGCTATATAATAATGTGCAGTGTCCTTTTTGAAAGCTGGCAAGCTATTGTGGTAGGACCTCTGGGAGAAGCGGCGCTGACGTGTCCGCGTTAGCGTCGCACTCCGGTACTAAAAAATAAATATGAGGCTAGTATGTCTGACCACCAAGGCATCCCATCAGCACTCGTCAAAGAATTGATTAAACGCAGGCACGAACTGAACCTGTCTCAGATCGAAGTTGATCTGCGCATGGATTCAAGGCCAAGCCAGTGCGGTAAATGGGAGAGCGGTATACGCAACCCACAATTAAACAGCTTGATAAGCTGGTGTGCTGTTCTCAATACTGAACTGAAACTTGTACCAATGAGAGGCACAGATGGGGAAGAGGCAGAGGGACAAAGGCAACCGCATAGAACGGAACCTTGTTAATAAATTAAAAGAGCAAGGCATAGCCGCTGAGCGTGTACCATTAAGTGGCGCACTTGGCGGGCAACACTTCGGTGATATAGTCTTGCCAACAGGTGAGCGTTGCGAAGTTAAGGGGCGCGCTTCCAATAGAATATTCTGGAAGCTAATCAAGCAGTACATAGAAGGTGTGTCCTACCTTCTACTAGTTGAAGACAGGCAACCACCCCTAGTCGTCATGCACTGGAATGACTTTGTTAAGTACCAGAAATTAAAGGAAGAATATGTTCGCACCAATCCCCCTAAAAATAATGAGGCGCACTGATCTCAGTGCCAATGCCAAGCTACTGTATGCACGCCTCGTTCTGTTCGTGGGTGAGAATGATACGGCATGGCCTTCACGCGAAACACTAGCGAATGAGCTAGGCATCCACTTGCGAAGTGTTCAGCGCGCCATGGCTGAGCTTATTAATGCCGATCTAATTGAAAGGCAGCAAGGCTACAACGGGCATACCAATACTTATTCAATCATCGAAGACAATCCAGCAGGACAAATACGTCCTACTAAGGAGGACAAATGTGTCCCACTGAGTAGTTCTGAGGAGGACAAATGTGTCCCACTAAGTAGGACAGATATGTCCCACATAAAAGAACCAATTAAAATATCAACAAAGAAGGAGAGCGCGCGTGGGCAAGGAAGCAAGGAAATCAAGAAGAGCAAAAGCAACAGGGGGTCAAGGATCACAGAAGATTGGCGACCTGACGAAGGAACTAGAGAAAGATGTGTTGCAAAAACATCGGAACTCTTTGTCGAAGAGCAAATCCAATGCTTTATCGACTACTGGATTGACATCACTGGGCAGCGTGGAATCAAACTCGCATGGGACAGGGCTTTCCATAATTGGATCAGAAACGAAATCAAATGGGGGCGCGTTAAATCGTCCAGCACTGGTAAGCCAAGCGGTGAAGAAGGCAGAAAGCGGCGACGTTCTGGGCTCGCTTCTGCATATAGTGAGCGAATGGAGAGCAACGGACGAACCGATACTGTCCACTGATGAGTGCGAGAAGGCGGTCGAAATCATTGAGCAACACCTGCAACCATGCGATCCCCAGCTAGCCATGGTTCTGCTTGATGAAACTCTTGAGTTATTTAAGGTGCCAGACAATTGGGATGTTGTTGCAAAGTTCTACCTTGAAGCGATTGAAGAAATACCAGAGGACTTGCTACGTGAAACATTGAAGCATGTCCGCATGACAAAGAAGTGGTTCCCCAAACCAGTAGAGTTAAGGGAGTATGCCCTAGATAAATTATTCCACCGCAAAATTTCCATCCATCGTTACAACGTAATGAAAACAAAGGCACAATCCTGATGCAGCTAGGTCTAACAGAAGACGAGAAAGCCATGCGCGCCCTTGGAATAGGGGGCAGCGATGCAAGCAAGATCATGAATGGGGAGTGGCATGAACTATGGGAGATCAAGACAGGACGCAAAGAGGATGCCGATCTGTCTGATGTGTTCCATGTTCAACTGGGCCATGCGACAGAAAAATTTAATTTATACTGGCTCAAACAGAACCACCAAGTGGGACTGATGACGGACGATCTGAGTGTAGTCAGGTCAAAAGAGTATGACTTTATGCAGTGCATGCCTGATGCCCTCGGTGTTTGGAATGATGGGACACAGTGCGTCATTGATGCCAAGCATACAAACCAGTGGTCTACTACTGATGTGTTATACAAGCGGTATTACTGGCAGTTAACGCACAACGCAGTGGTAACTGAATCAACAACCTGTGTTATCTCCCCCATATACGGCAATCAGTTTGGCCCTCCTATTGTGTGGGAATTAAACGCAATAGATTCTTACCGATTGATTGAGGCAGAGAGGACATTCTGGTGGCATGTAGAAAATAATATAGAGCCTGTGAATGGGGTGCATGACATCCTTCAAGGTCTTTCTAAAATAGAAATCCCTCCCATTGACGACATGCTTGAGGTGGATATGGAGGGCAATAACGAATGGGCTTCACTTGCTGAAGACTTCAAAGATAATAAAGAGCAGCATGATAAGCATGCCAAAGCAAAGAAAGGGATACGTTCCCTAATAGACAACAACGTTAAGCTAGCAACAGGGCATGGAGTAACTGCCAAGCGAGGCAATGACAACCGTGTCCGTATCTCCATTGATAAGAAGAGGCAAACATAATGACCGACAACATGAAGTTGTGGAACAGCGTTGAGAAGACCGACCCTGCCCACACCAAGAAGGTAAAGTTTGGGCGTGGCTTTACTGCTATCGATCCCCACTCACAGGTGATGAATGCTACCAAAGCATTCGGACCAGCCGGTGAGGGCTGGGGCTGGAACGTCATGCGTGTCGAGTACACCGTAACGAATGACGTTGCTATACTCGTCGGCCTTTGGGTGGATGGACACCATAGTAGGGATGACCATTATGAATGCCCCGGCATACAGCAATGGGGTCAGGCTAGTCTGTATATAGACGCCGCGGAATCCAAGAAAGATACCGATGCCTTCAAGAAAGCCATGACAGACGGGCTAACTAAATGCCTGTCTTACCTTGGGTTCAATGCCGATGTATTCCTTGGTAAGTTCGATGATAACAAGTACGTGCAACAGCGGCAGGAAGAGGTGGTCAAGGACGCGGCGGCTGAGCGAGAGAACTCACCGGAGTATGAGGGTGCAGTATCTAAAGCAGATACCGTTATCAAGAACATAGAAGCATGCGAGACTAGAGAGGAAGTAAACGTCTTGCGTGATAAAGTTAAGAAGACATTCAGCGAAGTAAAAGATGTAGACAAGGGGCAAGCAATGCGCATGTCCTCTGCTATGCAGAAAAAACTTTCAGAGTTTCCCGAAGCAAACGTCTAAGAGGAGAAGCACATGGACGTAAATGAAGTAACCCTACTTGGAAATGTAGGGCAAGACCCTGACTACCACACGTTTGATAGTGGGGATATGAACGCAAAGTTCTCCGTCGCCACATCAGTGAAGTGGAAGACCGGGGAGAAAACCCAGTGGCATAATGTCGTAGTCAAGGACAAGCATCTGGTTGAGGTGTGCCAGAAGTTCCTACAAAAAGGCACACGCATATGGATGCGCGGCAGGTCCGAGACAAGGGACTGGACTGACAAGGATGGGAACAAGCGGTACACCACAGAGGTCGTGATCCCCCCATTCGTAGGGCAGCTACACGTCGAGGCGAGAGGCAAGGGCTGGGGTGACGCCGAAGGCGGCACAACCCAAGGCCCAACGAGTGACCCGCTTGAAGATGACATCCCCTTTTAGGTAGAGAAACATGGGCGCGTTTAACAGAAAGGAATTTTCCCGGCCGCGCGCCTAGCTGGGGTGGGTTCCCCCCTGCCCCAGCACTAACCTAATGCTGTGCGTATAGATTGCAACAACCACAGCGCCTCCTCCCTTGACAGGTGCAAGCGAAAGCTACCGCTGCTATCCCTGTCCTTGCTTAGATCAATACATATATCAACGTAAGACTTGCTTGCCGACACAGACAGGCCGGTCTTCTTTGGATCAGACATTGCCTATGATCTTAAATAATTCAGATAATCTTTAGCTAATCTCAGGTCTTCAAACACACGTATGAATCCTGGGTGGCTTTCCTCAACACGCGGATCAATGATTGCTGTCATCGTAGCACCGTCGTCCTGGCTACCGAATTGGTGCCGCTCTGCATACTCATCCACATACTTATATCCCCTTGTCTTTATCAGGTGGGTAGACAGCTTGGTGTCCACATCCTCAGTTACATAGTAACCCCATTCATGGTGGTGTCCTTGTGCAAGGATACGAATAGGTAGAGTAGAAAACTTTGAAGCACGCATAGTGCCATGCAGTATATTATATATGCTGCTGCCCTTCATGCTGTGCGCTAACCATGTAGGACACTGACGCCCATTTGGGAAAACAATATTAAACTTAGCCTGCCAATCAAATACCTGCACTGTGTCCTTAAGCATCTGCTTAATAGTGTAGGCATTCTCAGGTGACATCGTGTCGTGGTTGCCTAGCAAGCAAAGCAAATACTTGACCCCACTATCCCGCATTAACCATTCAATTAATTTGTACGCCGTTGTTCTGCTGGTATCTTGGTCGGCCCATAAACGCATCAGCCTACCTGACCAAGCGTTAGATGCGTCACCCATTTGCACGCAGTACATGCCGGGGGTGCTAGCCATTATCTCGCAGTCATCTTTTAATAGGGGCCAGTTACACCCATCATCATCTACGTGTGGGTCACCCATGAGACACAAGCCCATGGGCTCATCGTCTGGCATACTAATATCAAACCATTCTTTCGCTTTACTATGAGCGTACCTTTTCTTGAACCTCTTAGACATATGGTCGATGATATCCTCTACAGGTACATCATCTTCACCAAAGTCTGGGAGTATAGGAACGCTTGGGATTGAGCCATCAGGCACCATCCCCTTGTTCCTTGCGCTAGCAATGCGGGAACGAAGCGTAGCTTCCGGCATGCTAAGCGCGCGAGCAGCAGCAGCGGCGGTGCCGTGTCGCGCCTGTTCGTTTAATGCTTCTTGTAATATCTTATCATCTAATGGTTTAGTTGCCATTGTCCTTGCTTGCTTTTATTTTCCTCCTCAGATCACCGTAGTCTATGACCATCCGGTGAATAGCAGAGCAATCACTTGCCTCTTCAATACGCGGGCAAGGTGATTGCAACCCCTTCAGTTCTTCGGAAGCTAAAGCCTGCATGCTTTTGCTATAATCTTCAAGGTCTGGCACGACAACAACCGCGTCACCTTTTGCTTTTGCAAGGTAATTAATATACGCAGAGCCGACAGCACCAGCAGCAGAAACCCCACTAAAAATCTCCGTCACGCATCCGGTCAGCGGTATCGTCAGAACTACTGTCACGCACGCTAGCCATCTTCTGCCTAACCTCTTCAGCAGAAGTAGCTTGTTTCGCTTTTTGTAACTTTGTTGCCACGTAGTACGCACCGGCACCGACCGCAACAACTGCGAGTATGCTAATCCAAACAATCAAGTCTCGCCTTTCTCTTTCATTAGCATGCCACCAATACCAGCAAGCGCGCCAATACCTGTAACAATATGCTGCATCATATCTTCTGGGATATTAATGCCAACTGCCGCAAGGATTGCACCAAGCCCTGCCATTGTGCTGGGCTCACGCATGCGTAACAGTAAAAGTTTAACTAACGCCATTTCATATCTCCTTGTGTTAAGGCTTCATGGATTCTAGGTGACGCTTAATCCACTCAACATCTTTACGTACAGATTCCATCTGACGTACACGTACTTCCATATTCTCTGGACTATTAATAGAT